GGCTTTACGACCGGCATTGAGGACGCGACCGTGTTTACGGGCTACGGCAACGGCGTCTACGGCTCGCAGGCATACGGCGTGGAGCGCCAGGGGTACACAACAGTGACCCCAGCAACCATGTGGACGCTGGACACCTGGGGCGAGTACCTGGTTGGGTGCAGCAACGCGGACGGCAAGCTGTACGAGTGGCAGCTGGACTTTACAACACCAACGGCGGCGGCCGCAATAGCAAACGCGCCAACCGGCTGTAAGGCCATACTCACAACATCAGAGCGCTTTATATTTGCCCTTGGCGCTGGTGGCAACCCGCGCAAGGTCCAATGGTGCGATCAAGAGGACAACACAGTGTGGACGCCAAGCACCACCAACCAGTCTGGTGATTTTGAACTGGCCACGACTGGAACACTGATGGCTGGCAAGCGCGTGCGCGGCCTTAGTTTGCTGTGGACCGACGTAGACTGCCACGCCTCCGCCTACATCGGCCAGCCATTTATTTTCAGCTTTGAGAAGATCGGCTCTGGCTGTGGGCTAATATCACCGCAGGCCGTGGCAATCGTGTCAGACTCTGCCGCGTTCTGGATGAGTAAGTCAGGCTTCTGGATGTACGACGGCTCAATCAAGCCGTTACCGTCCGACGTGAGTGACTACATCTACCGCAACATAAACACGTCGCAGTCCAGTAAGACCTACGCCGTCCACAACAGTGAGTTTGGTGAGGTGTGGTGGTTCTACCCAAGCGCGTCATCCAACGAGGTTGACAGCTACGTGACATACAACTACCGAGAGGGCCATTGGAATATTGGCTTGATGGGTAGGACCTGCGGCACTGGTAGGGGCGCGTTTGAGAAGCCGCTAATGTTCTCAACCGACGGCTACCTGTACGAGCACGAGGCCGGCTTTGACTACGAGGGCGGCACACTGTACTGCGAGAGTGGCCCGGTCCAGATCGGCGCTGGCGACAATTTGATGGCCGTGCGTGAGCTGATACCGGACGAGCTGAACCAGGGTGAGGTGACCGCGTTGTTTAAGACCAAGCTGTACCCCAACAGCGCCGAATCCAGCCACGGCCCGTACTCTATGTCCAATCCGACGAGCGTGCGGTTTACTGCCCGGCAGGTCAAGATGCGGGTCCAGAGCAATGGCAACAACAACTGGCGCGTAGGCACCATGCGCATGGATGCCGTCCAGGGCAGCCGAAGGTGACATAAAATTGACCATGTAGTCAAAACTTACAGAAAGAACACATGGCCGATTTATTTGAAGACGTTGCGAGGTGCCGCACATACATAGAAGCGGCATTAAAATATAGCCAAGGGACGCACACCTTTTCAGACATAGCGGCGGGCTTGCTGAGTGGTAGGTACCAGCTGTGGGCAGGCCAGAATTCTGCTGTCGTCACGGAGATCATTGTCTACCCGCGCATGAGGGACCTCCATTATTTCCTTGCAGGCGGCGACCTTGATGAGCTTAAAGAAATCAGGCCCCGCATCGAGGATTGGGGCAGGAAGAATGGCTGCAGCAGGGTATCGTTGGCCGGAAGGCCGGGGTGGGCTAAGACATTTTTGAAGGACGAGGGGTACGAACCGGCGTGGTTCATACTTAAAAAGGATTTGATATGAGCATAGGTGGCGGAGACGAAATTGGCACAGCTGACGTCTATGACAGCCCATACTTTGGGCGGATTGGGTCAGGTAGCATTGGCCGGCGGATGGACCGTGAGTATGAGCAATCACTCTCTAGTGGAATCCCGTACCCGTCCACTGGCGAACCCCGACTAAACCCAGGGGTTACACCCATGCCTGGCGGTAAAGGCGGTGGCACGCCCGGCATGCCGCAAATGCAGACGCCCTTCTACGCGCCACAGGGGCCTGCGCCTGTTGGCCAGTTTGACAATACAGGACGCGTCGCAGACTCAACACTACTTGCGCAGCAAAACATACTCAACCGGCCACAAAACTCATACCAGCCCCTAGTGACGCCGGACACGTACCAGAATTTTTATGGCAACCAACCAACTTACAGCAACAATCGCGGCATCTTAGCGCCAGACTACAGACCGATGGCCCAGACGTTTGCCAATGACGAGCTGATCCGCCGAGTCGCCAGAGAGACTGGTGGCTCCGACTCTGGCCAGCCCTACTACGGTGTGGACACATCGGTCGGTGGTAGCAGTGGCGTTACGCAGGACATGCTGGACGCTGCCAACGCTTCAACCGATCCGATTGGCAGCTTAATTGCCCAGATTGATGAAGCCGCTGCCAACACACCAGCTGGCGCTCCGGTGGTGAACGGGCCAACTAATGAGAATGTCAGTTCAGTGTCAGACTCAATGATTAACAACGCCAACGCAACCACTGACCCAATAGGTAGTCTGATTGACTCAATTAACTCTAACGATGGCAACGCCTACGGTGGTGCTGGCGATGGCGGCTACGGTTCTGGCCAGGTTGGGTACGATGCAGGCGATATGGGCCACGGCGATGCCACCTCCCCAGGTGACAAGGGTATTGTGTGTACGGCTATGAATCAAGCGTATGGCTTTGGCTCTTACCGTAACCGCATATGGCTGGCTTACGCTGCCAAGAATTTAACCAAAGCACATGAGGCTGGATACCACGCCATGTTTTTGCCGCTGGTTGATTTGGCTTACCGCAAAGATTTTAAAGTTTTACGGGCTGTGCTTGAAAGCATTGCTCGTCATCGTAGCACTGACCTGCGCGCAGAGATGCGAGGCTTAAAGCGTGACTCGCTGGGTCGCGCATATCGTTTTGTTTTAGAACCGCTGTGTTACGCAGTCGGCAAATTGAAGGGGTACTAATATGTCAAAAGGCGGCGGCGGCAGCGGAAGCTCAACGGTCACACAAGAGATTGATCCAGACGTAAAGGCTGGATATCTAACCAACCTCGACTACGCGCGTGATGTATCCAACAACATGGGCGCACGTGAGTTTGCTGGATTTAATCCCCAATACAACAGCGGGGAAAACCAAATCATGGCCGCTGCTCAGGGCGGCCAAGGCATGCAGAACGTGGACGCTGCAGCTAATCTGACGCGTGCTGGTGCTGGCTACGCACCGCAGCAGATTGGCTTCGACCAGGGCATGGTCGACTCGTACATGAACCCGTACACCGACGCGGTGATTAACACAGGGCTGTCTGACTTGGAGAAATCCAGGCAAGGCGCGGTACAGCAGATGGGCCAGCGGGCCACTGCCGCTAAGGCTTTTGGCGGCTCGCGTCAAGGCGTTGCTGAGGCTTTGACAAACCAGCAGTACGGCACGCAGGCGGGCAACATGATCGCTAACTTGCGCAGCCAAGGCTACACGCAAGCACTAAACGCCGCGCAGCAACAGCAGTCGGCCAACCAGGCTGCTGGGATGCAGGGCGCGCAGTTCAGAATGGGCGCAGCCCAGCAGCTGGGGCAGATGGGCCAAGCGCAGACAGCCGGCCAATACCAAGGCGGACAAGCCATGATGGGCTTAGGCCAAGCGCGCCAGGGCCAAGAGCAACAACGCATGGACGCGCAGCGCAACCTAAACCTTGAGCGCTTGGGATTGATGCAGGGTGCATTGGGCCTGCAGCCTGCCAACCTTGGCGGCAGCACCACGCAGCCGATGTACCAAAACACCGGCGCTAATATACTTGGTGGTGCGATGATGGGCAACGCAATATTTCCAGGGGTTGGCGGTGCCTTTGGCGGTGCGCTGCTTGGCTTACTGTAAGGGGATGAAATGAACCAAGGCTTTAATATGCAAGACGTCATGCGCATGGCCATGATGCAACAGGGCCAGGGCGGCCAAGGCGGCCAGCATCGGATGCCTGATGGCTCCATGATGGCCAACTCAGCAATGGGCGGTCAAATGGGTCAAGGCTCCGCGATGACGCAGGATGAGTACATGCGCCTAATGAAGCAAAAGCAAATGCAGCAGATGGCCATGCAGATGATGCAAGCCGGTCAACCTGGCGCCCAACAACAAGGCATGCCTATGGGCGGCCTAATGCAATTCATGGGGAAATAATATGGCTGGATTTATGGATATGTTTGGCGGCGGTGATGGCGGCAATAGCAGCAATAGCGGCATGTTCGGCGGCATGTTCGGTGGCGGCGATATGTACGGCGACCTGCTGACCGACGAGCAAAAACAGCGCATGCAGCAGCAGACCATGATGACCATGGCCGCCAAGCTGCTGCAGGCCGGTGGCCCGTCAACTACACCCACCAGCCTTGGCCAAGCCTTGGGTGGTGCGTTTTTGTCTGGCCAAGAGGCTTATGGCAAGGCCGGCCAAAACGCTGTGCAGGGCATGCTGACCAAGCAGAAGATAGAAGCCTACCAAGCAGAAAAAAAACAGACTGCAAGGATTAGAGAAATGTTACTTAATGGGGGGAATGGATCGGGCGGGGTAATCACACCCAGTATGGCGCTGGCAGCGGGTGGCCCAGCCTCTCTGGGGGTAGGCCCGACAAACGCCAGGGCTGCCACTATTGGTCAGCCAGCACCAGTCAATATGGGCGGCGGGCCTTTTGCGGGGATAAACCCATCTCAGATGATGTTGATGGCTGTGAGTGACCCCTCCAAAGTACCGGAAATGGCCGCCTTATTTGCCCAGCAGAACAGACTACAAGGAAACTCAGACCGCGAGTTTGGTGGAAGGGTAACCTCAAGACTTACACCTGAAGAGGTGAAGTCCATGGGTCTGCCGTCAGGGACAGTGGCTCAACGTGATGGCAATGGGCAGGTACAAGTTTTACGCAACCCAAGTATCCAAGTGGTCACCACGCCAGACGGCGGCACGTCTGTGATTAATTTAGACACCTTCTCATCAGGCAGGTCTGGTGGCTCACCCGGTGGCTCACCCAGCGGCCCACCCGGTGGACGACCTACGCCTAGTTTGGGCGGCTCAGGGCAGGGAAGCGTTGCCAATTTGTTTACTCCATCCATGAAACCGGGTGAAATAATTGTTGAGGAGAGGGATTGGAGTAAAAATTACTACCAGCCGGTGCAGGCGATTATGAAAAATTACGCCGACGTGATGGAGCTAATCAACAGTGGCCAAGGAGGAATATCCGACTATGGTATTTTGATTAAAGCGATTAAGGCTCTAGACCCAACATCAGCGGTTATGCAGGGCGAGGCCGACTCCGCTAAACAGATGATGAGTTTGGGTGACCGCATGTCATCTATTCTCAAGCAGGCACAAAGCGGTGGACTAGGCTCGGATGTGGCCCGTGAGCAGTTAGCCAACTTGGCCCGCACATCGGTCAAAACAGCCATAGCGTCTTACAACTCACAACTAGCAAGAAAAAGTGAAGTTTACTCAACAGCCAGAATGCCCGCTGATGCAATCAAGGCCATACTAGCCCCGGTGGAGTCGCCTCTTGGTATTGATAGCGTGGAAACTATGCGCCAGCAAATACAGCCAAAAGCTCCGCAGTATCCGCCAAATGTCATGCGGGCCATGGAAAGTGGAGCCAACGTGCAAAGCGACGGCAAGGGTAACTTTATATACTTGGACCCACAAACAAACACTTGGATACCAATTAAGTAAGGATTTTCATGGCCAACAGTATTCCAGCACCCCCGTTAGGCTTTTCCCCAATAGTTCCTCCACCCCCACTGGGGTTTGGTCCGATTGGGTTTGACACCAACATGGACCGTCGAACTGGTGCGCCAATGGCTTTGCGCGCCAGGCTCGCGGCGTACAGCAAGCCAAGTGATAAGCTAAAGGCGTTGCAACTGTACTACCCAGACGCGCAGCCGGTTGGTGATGGTAACTTTGTGTTTACCAACCCAGAGACAAAACAGCCAACTTTGTTTGACCCTAAAGGTCCAGACTTTGGCGACGTTGCTGAGTTTGGACGCGTCATACCAGAGATGGTTGGCGGGGCCGTTGGGGGATTCGGCGGCACCTTATTGGCTCCTGGACCAGGCACCATTGTCGGCGGCATTGCAGGGTCTCAGGCGGGCGGTGAACTGTATGACTTGGCGTTACGGGGTATGACTGGTGTGCCAAGCTCGCGCACCTTTAGCGAGGCCGCAAAAGACGTTGGTATAAATGCAGCAATTGACGCGGCCACATTAGGCGCTGGTGAGTTTGCCGGTCCAGCGATCAGGAAGATATTTGGATTGCCTCAAGGCCAAGTGGCTGGCCAAGCTGCCCAAGATTTAGGAATGGGTCCATTACCAACCGGCACAACCTCTGGACGTGGTTTGGCTACGCTTGAGTCTGGATTGCAGCAAACACTTGGTGCAGGGCGAAGCATTGATGCGCTGTATGAGCGCAGCATCAAAGAGCTAGATGACGCAGTCACCAAGCTGGCTGGCGAAGGTGCAGGCATGAGCAAGGACCAAGGGGGTCAAATGGTTTTAGATGCTGCCGCCAAATTCAAACAAAAATTTGCCGACCGCTCGAATGCAATGTACGAGCAGCTTGATGCAATTATCCCTAAGGGGCAAGTTTTTAAGGCAAACAGAACGGCAGGCACTATTGAAGAGTTGTCTGGTGCAGGTGTTGACAGTCCGCAACTTGCTGCCATGTTGCGCCCAAGTGGCTTAGTAAAGCGAATGCAGGCTTTGTACAATAAGGATGGCAACGTGAGCTATAGCGACATGAAACGATTGCGCACCTACGTTGGAAACAAGTTGGCAAATCCAGCTAGTCTTGACGGCGATGAGCTTTCAGCCATGAACCGCGCCTACGCTGTACTTACAGATGACATGAACAGCGCGGGCATTAGCCTTGGCGGAGATGCCGCCAGGGCTGCTGAAAAGGCGTCTCGATACTTTAAGCGCGGTATGGACGCCATTGAAACGCGCATCGACCCGCTCATCATGCAGGGCAAAAATGTCCTTGACCCGCAGAAAGTATTTGGCCGCGTTGAAGGCGGTAGCAAGACCCAGCAGCAAACATTGCAGCGACAGCTGCAGGCGTTTGTTCCGCCAAGCACGCAGTCCCAGCTTGGTGGCATCCAGCTTCAGTCACTAGGGTCCAACGTGCGTGGGCAATTTAGTCCTGAAACGCTGATGACATCGCTTGGAAAGCTGCGCGCTGGCACCGGCCAGCTTCCGCAAACCATGCGGCAGGTGCCAAACATAAACGATGTGGAGCTTGTTGCTACGGCACTTAACGCGGCTGGCGGCACGCGAAATAGGTCAAACACAGCCGGCGCACTGGGCACCATGAGCGCAATTGGAGGTGTTAGCGCTGGACTGGCAACTGGTGACGTTGCCACAGGCGTGACGGCGGCTCTGGCGTCTTTGGGGCTGCCGTTGGTTGTCAGCAGTTTGCTTCAGTTGCCGGTGGTTCGCAACGTGTTGGCCAACACTGTCAGCAGCAAATCAAAGCAAATTATGCAGCTGGTGGCTATCGGAATCAATGAGCCGGTAGCCAAGTCTTTGGTAGAAGACAAGTATCGCGGTGGCGGATTGATGGGTACATTTACACAACAGGAAAAATAACATGCCAAGCAAGGGGCTTTACGCCAACATCCAAGCAAAACAAAAGCGCATCGCAGCCGGTAGCAAGGAGACCATGCGCAAACCTGGCACCGCCGGCGCGCCAACCGCCAAGGCATTTAAGGCTGCAGCCAAGACCGTAAAGAAAGTGAAGTAATGGCATACCCATACAACAACGAGAATGACAACTTGTTACTCCAAATGCTGCGGCCATACGCTAGGGTGGTTGAGCCTATATATGGTGCGGCAGAGGCTGGAACGAGTTTGCTATCATCTCTTGGCTCAATGGTCGCTGGCGCGCCGTTATCTGGCGGCGATGACCAGCGGTACATGGATTTTATGCGCGACTACACATACGAACCCAGGTCGCAGACCGGCAAATCGCTTATGGGAATGCTTGGTAGTGCTGGAGAGTTTGCAACTGACACATTAAAGTTGCCAGCCGTGTTCCCAGGGATGGCGCAATTTAACGCGCTAACTGCTAACCCTGCGGCTATTGCGTCTCAGACATCGCGGCTTGCAGCTCAAGGCGGCCAAGCTATTAACGCCGCAAAACCGGCTATGGGCGCTGCTATTGAAAACGCAATGGCCAGGCAGGGCCTAATCAATTATGCCGTTCCACCATCAACGACAGGTGCTGCGCAGGCTGCAAATAATGCGATCAAGGCCGGGAGTAAGACGACCAGCAAAGCCGCAGCAAGAAATCAAAAAAAGACTTCAACAGCAACAGTATTTGATGACGTCACCAACTACAACCAAGCATTAGAGCTTGCGCGTAAAGGCGCTCATTTAAAACAAGACAGCTCTGGTCAATATATTGGAGGCCCAAGGACAGAGGGCAAATTTGGTATGACGGTTGACAGTCCTCAAGCACTTGCTGCTATGAGGCGTTCTGCAGACCAACAAGTCGGGGAGGGACTTTATAACGCTGCTTGGTATGACCGCGCAAGAAGCGCGGCAGAAGAAGCCGCAGGTGGCCAAAACACAAGCGCGTCTTTATTTTCACGAGGAGGCGCCGCCTACAGTCCGCAAGCAACGCCGCCAACAGAAACCAACTCATTTTTGAAGCAACACAATGCGCAGGTTGTAACTGGAGAACAGCTCATTCCGCGCACTAAAGGGCAAGCAGCAAACTTAGCAAAAGCATACCAAGCTGACCCCTTAACAGGTCAATTTATTTTATCTCCGCAAAAAATAAGACTTGGCAAAAAGACCGGGCCTTACGCGGACGCAAAAGACCCGACCATTCCGTCTGCTGATTTGTACAAAACTGCTAGTGATATATGGCACGGCAGGGTAATGAGTTATAGCGACCCAGGTGGGAAACAATTTTCTAGAGGGTTTACTCCGCAAGAGCACGGCTTCTTAACTGGAGAGAATTTGCTTTTAGCTGACCGAGCGCAACAAAAGATGGACGCCGGTCTGCTTGGGACAATTCCAGGCGCATCTGCCGATTTTAGAATGGACCCACGGTCTGCTCAAGCCGCAACGTGGGGCGCAGGTAGGGAAAGAAGCTACAGAGCCGCCAGAGACGCAGAGATTGCCAAATTTGAAAAAAACACAGCCAAGTGGGAAAGGCAAATGGCTAAATTTGAAAGCTCTGGCAAGCAAGGCAAAAAACCGCAAAAACCTGTATTAAAAAAAGTTGGTAAAGAGTCTGATGCGTCGATTATTGAACGCGCTCGCGCAGGAATTGATGACGCAACCAAACGCAACATTGCCAGTTTGACTTATGAATATGCTCCTGGCGAGGCCGTGATACCTGGTGGTAGCACAGCCAGCGGCATGGAGAATTTTTCTCGACAAATGCAGGCCGTTCAAGGTAACCGCGACCCATATATTGACGCCCTGCAGGTTTACCAGATGAACACGCTGGACGCCCCAGGCGAGTACATCAACAGCTTGGGCCTTAAAGAAAACCAACAGGCTTTTGTTGCGCGGGGTTTGGTCGGAATGGAAAACTCTTCGTTTACCACGGCTTCCGGCAAACCAGCTAGGGGTGGTTCGCAAATTGACCAAGCGGGTAGAACATTGATGGACACTGTCTCAAGTCTGCGGGCAGTTAATGACCTACAGGAAGGTGTTGGTTGGAACAAGTTTACGCCGGCCAATTCTTCAATGAAAGCCTGGGAAAAAACAGGAGTACAGTTCTCACCAATGGTTAACGCAGCAGATGGCTCGGTTCCTGCAGGCGTCCAAATGAAAGGCGCCAAAGAGGCGCTGGAGGCCGCTGGTCTAGATGTGGTACACGTTGGTGACGGACTGCACGCTGGTAAGTTTGCAGGTGACTGGGACGGCAAAAAAATACAAGAGGCCGTTAAGCAAGCAAGCAAAGGTTTAGATGGCCGATTTACCGCAGGAAGATTTGAAAGCGGCCTGAAAGAACCGCCATGGTCTACGGGCGACGGCCCAAGAGTTGAGGGGACTGGCCAAGTAGCACGCTACTTAGAAGACACCTTAACCAACTCCGGAGTGCAAAATTTAGCGTCCAGATTAGACGCGGCAAACGTTCCACAAATGACAGCGCAGCAAACCAACATAATCAACAATTTCCTTAAAGCAAACAACCTGACAATGCCGTCTGACATTGCCAAGTTGCGCGAGATCATTGGTCGGGTTGGGTTCCGTGGTTTTCTGGACTACGTTCAGAAGAACGGTCACAAGGGTCTGCCTGCCGTTCTGCCGTTTGGCTTAATGGGTCAATTTGAGTCGGAGCAGCAGCAGTAAAGTTTCCTGCTTTTCTGGCTCTTATCGGCAGCGCAATCGTTGGGTCGTAAGACCCATAGAACGCTACCATCTCTCCTTCTGTCAACTGGCTGTGATAGGTCATACCTTAACTCCAAAAAACACCCGAACCAGCGGGTCCTGTTTAACCTTGCGCCGACGGGTGTTGGTCTTGTTGCGCCAGCGGTCCCTGTCGTCTGCGGACATGCGCTCCAGCATGGCCCGCACACGCATGGTGCTGGACGACCGAGGCTCGGCCACATTCTCACCAACGCCAAACATGTACAGCGCGCGGTTGCGAGTTGGCGTCTTTTCCCAGCCGCTGACGTACACGCTGCCAGACCTCTGCCCGGCTAGTAGGATGCGGCACACATAAGATCGGTCACAAAAAGCCTGAGCGGCCAGCACCGTGGATGACCTGGTGCCATCACACAGTGCCAAGATTCGCTTACGAGCGCCCATTGCCACTGTCCATTGTCAGCAACGCGCCAGCCAGTCTGCGGACTTCATCAGTGACCGCATGGCCCAAGTCCTCTGGGTCAACAATGCGCAGCATGAAGGTGCGCATACGCACGT